CAGAATCATAATTCATTATTTCCTTTTTCCAGTTTAACTTTAAAGATGCTGGACATACAACCAATATTTTTTTAAAACCACCTTCAAGTGCGGCTATTATGGAAGATGTGGTTTTACCAAGACCCATATCATCCGCCAAAATAAATTTTTCATTTTCAAGTAATTTATTTATTGCCTCTATTTGATGTGGTTTTGGCTCCCTTTCGTATTTTGAAAAGTCAATTTCTGGTACTTTTTTTAATTTTTTTATACATTCCTTTGAAATGAATATTGTTTGATAATAACCACAATCCCCACCAAAACAACCCCAGATATGGAGCATATCTTCTTTTCTGGATAATAACTTATCTATATAAATTTTATCTGGTAAAAAATCTAATTTTAATTGGTCTTTAACAAATTCCCTACAAGATTTGTGTATCGCAACTTCTTTTTTTACACTATGCGGTGCAATATTATGAAATTTTATGATATAATCAGATTGATTTTTTGTTGGTATAAAAGATTTATTTTTGAAAAAATCTTTTTGTATTTGTCGTATATAATCGTTAGCACCCTCATATGTTTTTAAAATATTCAGAGCTAGTTTTTCTATTGGTAAATTCATTTTTAAAACATTGTTAAAAACGCAGGTGTGTTTTCTCCTACATATGAACCTCGAGTGTTGTACTCAAAATGTTCAATAGCATCTTCTTCCGTCAGACCATCATCCATTAATGATTGAACACACATAAAATCATCATAAACAGCAATCACATTTCTATCTTGTTGTATTTTTACACCAACAAGCGTGTTTTTGTTATAATCTGGTAAGAATAGCATTTCTTTATTATAATCCGATAATTCTTCTTCGGACTCATCACTTTTTTTTATAAAAGATATCATTGGATGACGATCCAAAATATCATTATTAAAAACATTAAGGGCTTCTTGATATGTTAAATCACCATTTTGGGCAATCTTATCGATGACCAAATCGATATTATAAGCTGGGATAAACCCATCTTCCATTGTATAGCAGACCCCAAGTAAAGCGTTATCGAAGATAACGTCCAAAAACATGTGTTCTTCCATTATATCAACGGAACAATATTCTAATATATGATCTCTCATTCTTTTTATGACAAAAATAGTAATTATTTTCCATAAAGTCAATATAGAGTTTGTTTAGACTATTTATAATAAAAATAATATGGAACGTAAAAATAGGATACCAATAACCAGATTATCTCGATTTTATGACGAAAAAGATTTTGATCTTGAATTGGATATGGCCAGAGAAGTTATTGAGGAGGATGCTAATTTCACTATTGTTTTGTACAGAATAGATAAGGTTAATAGTAATAATGACGATGTGTATGGTGAAAGTGAGGCTCGTGAGGTTAGGTTTTTACCACCAGTTGAATTAAAAGTTTTATTGTCGTTAGAACAAGCTGATAATAAATCATATGCCGAAGGTAGATTAAGGTATCAAGAATATGGCAATCTGTCGTTCACTGTTTTAAACAAGCAATTGGATGAAAAGGGTGTTGATATTAGTTATGGTGATATTGTTGGTTATTCGGACAGAGAAAATAATCTAAAATACTTTGAGGTATTTGATGATGGTAAAATAAATTCGGACAACGCACACACACAATTTGGGTATAAAAGTTACTTTAGAACAATTAGCTGTGTGACAGCGGATCCAGATCAATTTAATGGTATTTAATATGGCATTACCAGGTTCTTATAAGAAAAAAATAAATATATCGAGAGATAGGCCTAATATCGAGTATCCTTACATCATGGAAAGTGGTGCTGCTGAAAATATGAAGGACATGATTATCGATAAAGATACTTATTTACCTAAGGGTGTTTTACATATTGACTTAGATGCTGGTTTTAAAGATTTTGTAACCGAAAATATGGCTTTGACTCTAAACGGTAATAAAGTTCCAGTTTTTATGATGGGTATCCAAAAATGGACTGAGTTTTCTAAAACATGGAACTTTTCAGATGAATACAAAAACATTAAAATACCATTCGTAAACATAGTTAGACAACCTGACACTAAACCAGGTACGAATCCGTCTTTGATATACAATATACCACAAGGTAAGTCATTTATTTATTCGGAAGTACCAACTTGGGATGGTAATAGAAAGGGTGTTGATATTTACAAAATACCACAACCAATTCCAATTGACATTAATTACGATGTTAGAATTTTTGCTTACAGACAACAGGATCTAAATAAATTTAACGCAATAGTTTTTAAGCATTTCCAAAGTCGACAAGCTTATGCTGTTGTAAATGGTCATTACATACCAATTATTTTGGAAGATACATCCGATGAAAGTCAAATCACGGACTTAGATAATAAAAGGTTTTATGTACAGCTTTATTCGTTTATGTTACAAGGTTTTATTCTTGATCCAGAAGATTTTGAGGTGACTCCAGCAATAAGTAGAACATTTACAGTTGTTGAAAAGTCATAACTCGTAAAATAATTTAAAAAGTAAATAGTATTTCTTGTTTTTTGAAAAAATCAGAGATATTTATTGTAAGTAAAAGGTAAATAAAAAAAATTAAAATTAAACAAATATGGCAAACAAAGTTTATGCATCACCAGGTGTCTATACCTCAGAAAAAGATTTAACATTTACTACTGAGACAGTTGGTGTTACAACCCTAGGATTAGTGGGTGAAACAAAGAAAGGGCCTGCCTTCCAACCTATTTTCATCAGAAATTATGATGAATTTAAAGTTAGTTTTGGTGGTACTAGCCCAGAAAGATTTAGAAACACTCAAATCGTAAAATATGAATTACCGTACATTGCAAAATCGTACTTAAGTCAATCAAATCAGTTATTTGTAACCCGTGTATTGGGTCTTTCTGGCTATGATGCTGGTATGGGTTATGCAATTAGGACTTTAGGAACATGTAATAAAAACACATTAGCGTATACAGATACAACTTATGTATTTGACTTTACGGTTGATATCGATGTACCTGTTGGTCAACCTGGTACTTTTGTATTATCTGGTACCTCAACAGAGGTTATTGATCATATATCAACATTAACTGGTGTTGATACAACTAAATTCGATACGGCTTATTATAACTTCTTCAATGTAACAAACTACACTCTAAAAGATTGGTATAAAAACAATGTATCTTATTGGGGTATTTTGGACAGCTCTGAACAAACAGCACTTGTTACAGATAGAAATGCTCAGGTATTAACTGGCACTGGCCCAGCAACACCCGCTTTCTTAGATGCGTATGAATTGGCTATTGGTATTCCAGTTGCTGACAGAACAGATGATATCTTGATAAAAGAATTTACCTTTAATGAAACATCTGATCAATACGAAGGAACCTCTTTTGCATTGTTTGCCTACGATATCACTGGTACCACAGCGACAATTTATTCTGGTAAGATTAAATTAGTTGTTTACGATTACGTTTGTTCACCAAATCAAAAATACCATAAAAAGACTGTTGCAACATTAAGAAGTAGGGGTCAATATATTTCGAACGTATTGGGTTACAATGTTGATTCAACAACAGTAGCTTATGACCAATTTGATGCTGCTTTAACTAACCCGTATGCGACTTTTGAAATTACTGGTACAACTACTGGTGGTACAAATTTCTCTTATACCGTTTCGCTTGATAAAACCAAGAAAAACTATATTAAAAATGTTTTAGGTACACAGGCGTTTGATAAAGATGCTTTCTTATTTGTTGAAGAAGTTTACGATTCTGTTATAAAGAAAGGTTGGAACTTTAATGAAATTAAAGGTTTGCACTTTGATTTGATACCAATTAATACTTGGGATCATTTAAAATTCCAATTTCAATCACCCGCAACACCATTTTTCGTATCTGAGTTAAGAGGTGGTTTACCACAAAGATTATTTAGATTTATATCTATATCTGATGGTAGTAACGCTAACACGGATATTAAAGTTTCAATCGGTAACGTTGATTTAGACAGAAAAACTTTTGACGTTTACATTAGAGCATTTGCTGATAGTGATAAGAACCCATTCTTCCTTGAAAGATTTTTATCTGTATCTATGGACGAGTCGCAAGACAACTACATTGGTAGAAGAATTGGTACCATTGACAACAAATACCCATTAAGAAGTTCTTATGTGGTTGTTGAAATGGCTGAAAACGCCCCAATTGATGCGGTTGCTTCAGGTTTTGAAGGATATGAGTTTAGAACATTTGGAACGGGTTCAACTGAAGCTGATTTCTGCGGTGTACCTGAATTATCTTACAAAACAAAATACTACGCTCCAGGTGAATTAATCGTAAACCCACCATTCTCTACACCGATATTTTCTCTTGGTGATAAAGTTAGAAAGATTTACTTAGGTTTTACCGACCTTGAGTACGGTTTTGATGCTGACTTATTACAATTTAAAGGTAAAGTTTCTTTAACTGGTGATAATGCTTACAATGATGGTTTAGATTGGACAACTAAAACAAAAGGTTTCCACTTGGATATTAACGCTGGTACAATTGTAGATACAAATGGAAATAATGTATTTGCAGCTGGTGTTGGTACTTTTGTTGATCCAGTTGTCATTGCTTCAACGTTAACTCACCCATATCACGACATTAAAACAAGAAAATTCACAGCTTTATTGTCTGGAGGATTTGATGGTTGGGATATTTACAGAGAACAAAGAACTAATGGTGATGATTATAAAATCGGTAGAAATGGTTTCGTAGCCGCTGGATTTGATACATTCACAAGTGTTGAATATGGTGACTTGTTTGGTACTTCAGATTACTACTCATACTTGTATGGTGTTAAAACTTTTGAAAATCCAGAACAAACAGTAATCAACATCTTAGCTACACCTGGTATCGATATACTTAACAACACAGAGTTGGTTAGAGACACCATTGAAATAGTTGAAGAAAAAAGATTAGATTCAATTTACTTACCAACTTTACCTGATATCAAGTTAATTGGTAATAACAACGCTGCTAACACAGAAGATTGGTTATTCCCTAATGATATCATCGATGAATTGGAAACAACAGAAATCGATTCTAACTATACCGCTGTATACTATCCTTGGATTCAAATTTCAGATACCGAGAATAATGCTAACCTTTACATCCCACCAACAGCTGAGGTTGTAAGAAACTTAGCCTTTACTGATAACGTAGCACATCCTTGGTTTGCAACCGCAGGTTACAATAGAGGTATCGTTAACTGTATCAGAGCTCGTATCGCATTGGATCAAGAAAGCAGGGACATTCTTTACCCAGGTAGAATTAACCCTATCGCTACATTCTCTGACGTAGGAAATGTAATTTGGGGTAACAGAAACCTTCAATTGAGAGATAGTGCATTGAACAGATTAAACATCAGAAGATTATTGTTACAAGCAAGAAAATTAATTGTAGCAGTAGCAAACAGATTATTGTTTGATCCAAATGATGCGCAGGTTAGAAGTCAATTCTTATCACTTGTTAACCCAATATTGGATAACATCAGAAAAGAAAGAGGTTTAACCGACTTTAGAGTTTCATTGGTGAATGAAGTTGAGGATA